CTGGAAACCTAGATTTGAGTGCCTCTAAATTTGGCTCAATCATTGACTCCCAATCAGACAAACGAGCAGCGTTCTCGGCTTGAGCAGTGTCATCCCACGCCTGTTGCAAAATCTTAGGCGCATTGGGGTTTGTTTGTGGAATAGACTTTGGGCCAAACATTTCGGGGGCTAGGTCATGTACCTTATAAACCTCCTTCCATAGCTCTGCGTCTAGGTTTCGTTCACGCGAGTTTGATAGATCCTCGTACATAAACGTATCAATCTGTGCTCCACCTACATCGAATGTGCCAACGTCACCTTGCTCTTGATAGCTCTCAAAATCAGTGGGTTCTTGGGCGTTATAAAGGAGCATATTATTTCTCGCTAAGATCTAAGATAAATATTTTTGGTGGCGTTTCCCCGTTAGCTACTGGCCTGTTGCCATAGTGAACTTGGTATTGACCAAACTCTGAGTGCTGAACTAGCTTTGCTTTACCTGATTTAAGATTAGTAAGCATTGCTGCTGGTAATACAGCAAGGTCGCTAGGCTGAAGCGCAGGGCCAAGGTTCGTACCTAACCCAAGTTTAGGCATATCAGCAAACCCACCCATCTCGTTTATCTGCTCCATTGTCAAACTATCAATGGTTGATTTAAACTGCTCTAAAGTCATATTTCGGCTAGGTAGCAATATCTTGTTATTACCATAATCAACAATATTGCCCACCGCTAACTTTATAGCTTGCTCATATAAACCAACATTTAGACCCTCTGGATCTCCAGCCATTAACCCAGCCGCTTCTGCTAATCCAATGTAAATAGTGTCAGCCACCAGTTGCATCGACTTCTCTGCTTTCGTATTGCTTGTTTCAAACAAGCCAACAGTTGCTTCATAGAATAAAGAACGGGGAGTGTCATTATTTAAACTAGCTTTACCCGTTAACTTATAGTCAGGGTTTGCATTTAAAGCAGATGCCCCAGCTAGGTATGCGTTATAAGATGCCTCACCATCACTCTGGAGGGCTAAAGACCCAACGACTGCCATCTCTCCAGCATCTTCTTTGTATAAAAGATTTAGCACTTGCTCGGCTTCTTCTTTGTCATAGGCGGTAAGAATGTCATCTAAGGCTGGTACGCCAATTCTCTTTAGGTCATTAAGCTGAGACAAGCTCATTGGTGGTGCTTGTTCACCGATCCACGCAGAGACTTTGATTTGATTTTCTTGGGCTGTGGCTAAAGATTCAGCAATATTATCCTTTGTGATCTTCTCCATTGGCTCACCGCCACCATACATCAGGAATGCTTGGTGTGGATCATTTTTTATAGCTGTCTCAATTTGACCATAAGCCTTTTGAGTAGATTGTTGAATAACAAAACCTCGGTAATCAGTATTAGGATCAAATGTCTGATTCATTGCATCAATTCGCTGTTCGCTAGTCATGCTCATTAATGACTGCACGTTGCCATAAATATCACGGGCAATCTCCATTTGCTCTATGTTATCTGGATCAGTTAGCTGGCTAATTGTTTCGTTGATTTGATTAAGCTGATCCTCGGTCATAGGGCGACCACTCTCTAGCATTACCTTGCCTTTTTTGGCAGCTTTCATGGTCTTGGCTTCTAACTCTTTTGCCTCACGCGCAACCCTAGCAATCTCACGATCTACAAGAATCTGATCATCACGCAAGTCAGCATTCATTCGGTCTGCCATTTGCTGTCGCTCACCCTCATCAAATGTTGGGGGTAGTTCAATGCCATCTAAATACTCTTGACCACGGCCTAAATCACGCTCGGCTTGGAACTCACTCATAATGCGGTTGGTGTGATGCTCATGTTGGAATGAGTCAAAGTCAGTTTTCATTTTGCCAGGGGTAATTAAACCCACCTTTAAGGCTTCCTGCTGCGCTTCTGCAAACTCCGACATACCATTAGGGCTTTGCATAAAATCAATCCTAGACTGCTCATATGCGCCTGACAGGTGTGCTATCGTTCTACGACCAACCTCACCTCTTATTGCGCTAGTATTTCGAGTCAGTGTCTGATCTGCAAATTGAGTAAATGCGCCTTTGTTCGGGTTAAATTTAACGCGACCACTGTAGGCTTTGGCAATCTTGTCGTGAGCAGATTGGTATTGTTCCATCATCGTGCCATGCGTAGGCGCACCATTGGCATCTACCCTGTCCTGATCTTGAATGTCTTGCCAAGCTGCGCTTGTGTCGCGTGAGAATCCATTAGCTAGTCGGCTGTATTCCTCATCAGTCTCGGCCTTAACGATCTTGGTCTGGTAATCATTAACCACCTTAGTTAACGCTGAGTTTGTTTGCATCTTGGCTGAAGCAGCAGAAGAGATTGCACCTAGACTAATCTGCTCCGCACCTGGTACACCTGTTTGATTAATGCCTGGTATTTTCACTCGCCTATTCCCCACCAATTATTGTCGTTTCCTACTTTGCCAACACCACTAATCAAAAGACTCTCTCCCTGACTCTTCATTGAACTGGCTTGTGAATTAGCTCCTGCTCTCCTAGCTGATGCTGTGCGTCTGCCCTGCTCTGCTGTAAAGGCCATTTCACGCTCTGCAACATTAGCCGCCTCAGCCATAACTGCTAGGGTTGATCCACTGGTAAGGTCTACACCCGACTTAGCGTATGCAACCACTCGTTGGCCTTGCTCTTGATCGAACTTGTAGCGTGAACGCCTGAGACGCTCTTGTGTCTCTAACTCGGATAGCTGGGCATTCTTCTCGCCAGCTTCACGCATCTCTGAGGCTGCGCTACTAGCATCGCTGTACTGTTTGACTGCCCCTGCAATTTGCAGAAATGTCATAAAACTCATAGTTAATCTCCAACACTCAATGTGCCAAATAGCGAAATGATATGACACGCCAGAGGTAAATCTTGCTCAATTTCAATGCGACCATTTAAGTCATAACCAAGGTTCTTTACTTCAATATCTTCTGAGGTGATTGGCTGTTCGTTGCCATAGTTTGTGTCAGGTGAACGCACTGGTGGACGCTGCCCGTTGATTATCGGTATTGCTGATTTCTCTAAGCGAACAAAGATTGTGTTCCAGCGTTTAGGCTTCCCAAGCGTTGTACCAGCCCCTGCGTTTTGACCAGGGCGAGTCGGTGTCAGTTTAGAGACATACTTTAATCCAACCTTAATGTCAGTCGCTGTGTAGTTAAGGGCAATAGCACCGCTAGAAACCACTAGATCGGGGTGTACAGCACCATCAGCAGTAATCTGCACTGTCTTACCCTCTAAGTGAGCAAGCCCTGTAACGGCTGATGTGGCACTACCAGAGTAAGAGATCATTGAGTCTAGGAAAATGTCTGGGGTGTATAGCTCTACATATTGCTTAGTAGCACCACCAATTGTGCGTTCAACAACAAACCAGAACTGGTCAGGCCCATCCTCTGAGATAACTGCTAGGCTCTTGTACTCACCATCCGTAATGTGTCGATGCCATCCAATGACTTCTTGAGTTGGCTCATAAGTCAGCATGATTAACGCGCCATCAGTTCTTAGACCTAAAAGAATGGAGTCAGGCACATGACTGTAGCTTAAAGTTGTTAGACCACCTTCAGTGATATGCTCGGCTAGGAAAGTTAGGTCATCAGATTGAAATGAGTCAGACTCCCATTTGTACGCCACGTTACGCACTTGTGTACCGCTTCGCTGAATAAAGAATACATCTGAACCGACATACGCAGGGTGACCAATCTTTGACCCGTATGAGGTCTGTCTACGCACATCCACGTTAGTAGGAGTGATTGCAGATTCATTGCCACCTGTCACCCGAAACTCACCGCCAGATGTACCTACAATTAGCACCCGTTGAGCCGCCATCCACTTGATGTTGTTTACTCGGTCACTAGCAATGGCATAGCTCAATCCGTCTGAGGCGTTAGCACCTAAATCGAAATCTTCATAGTTGCCTGTCTTAGATCCCCAAATGGTTTGAGGCTTATGCGATGTGCCGCCATACCAAAGTCTCTGCTCATAGAACACGACTGCTGACGGGAAGCCTCTGTGGGTCGAGAACGCACCCTCTTGCCATAGGTTAGTGGGATTCGTATCTGTGGGCATATACCCTAAATCTTTGACTGTGACGTTAGCAACAGTGGCTGATGCAACGCTATTGACCCGAACCCAAACCACTTCGCCTGTGGCATTGCCAGGGTTTGTATCTACCAGCCAATCAGTACCAACGTGAGAAGCGTCAAACAAAGAAGCACTGGCAGTGAGATTTTGAGTCGCAGCACTTGTGGAGGCAAAAGTAAGAGTAAGGGCTTCGTTTTGGTTAACAGGTAGGAATGGGCCTTTCTTAAATGCTTCGTCAACAATTGTCCAGCTTGCATGGGCGAGCCTCGTTAGTTTTCTGGGTAGGTGACTAGGGTGAACAATCCACATAACGTCAGCGTTTTGTGCGAACTGTAGTTCATTAACCTGAGAATGAGTGTAGGTCGTGGTGATCTCATAAGCAGCAGAGTTAGCTTGGACTTGCCCACCATTGGTGTAGAAACGGATGTAGTTATTGCCGAACTCTAAAACGTAAGTCTGATCAACGCTAAACTCAAAAGGTATTAGTCTGGTTGTATGCGCTGAGTTCTTGACCTCATTAATAAAGCGAGTACCACCACGCCTTTTAGCTCCACCATGAGGCAATGCCATAAAGTTTTCCATGACCTCACAGCCTGTGGCGTATTTTGGTGAGTCAGTGCGCCCCATTAAACGTGGTGATAGCTCCCCTGATGCAAAGCTATTAATGATTGGGGATAGTCTCATGCGCGAGCTACCTCGAATACGACTGAGTTTATGTCCTCTGCGCCAACCTCTGCGCCATCGTAGATTGAGGCATCCCTCAAGGACGTTGTAGACATAGTCCACATATCGTTAGACAAGGCCCGATTCTGAGTCAGTGCGTAGGAAACCTCGGCAGAAATGCGACACGCTAAAGCAAAGACTAAAGCTGGATCGAACTGCCCAGGGTCTGTAATTCTTGCAACAAATTTAATGGTTGCGGTATCTGTGTTACATACTAGGGTTCTGCCCTCAATTCGGTATGTGCTGGTTTCTTTTAATTCCAATACCGACAGACAATGTGGATCGTTTGGCAAGCTGTATGCTTTATCAAACCCCCATACTGGATCGGTGGATAGTTGTGAAAGTGTGGCGCGTTGAATAGCGCACGACCAAGGGTGTGATCGTAGGACAGCATCACGCGCATCTGCGTAAACTGCGTTACATACATTGGCTTCGGTTGAGCCATCCTGCAAGGAGGTGATTGTATTAGCACCTAGCATGGCTAAAGCCCTATTACAGATTGAAACTTCACTAGCCATGACAACTCCTAGTTAAAAAAAAGGGGCGTATTTCAGCCCCTTGGTTGATCACACTGAGCTTAGGACTCGGTGCAAAGTACCTCAACAACACATTCGTCTTGAACGCGAGTTGCGCCAGCGACAAATGACAAGTACACCTGGTGAGCGTAAGACTTGTCAGGGCGTAGATCGATCTTGGTAGTAACGTCCTTACCAATGCCGAGGCCCATCGCAGTTTTTGTAAATGCAAAGCACTTACGCTGGGTTGAAGCTAGGTTTAAACGCTCTGAGCGCAAGAACTTGAACCCCATGAAGGTATCAATGTCGCCTTGTACCAAAGCTTTGATAGAGTTGTAATCCGCAGATTTCACCTCAGTCGTGTTCAACAAGTTAGAAACCTGTTGCGAGCCTAGTACAAAGAAACGCTCTTCGTCTGGATCAACATCGTTGCCATCAAGAATCTCTTTAGCAGAGATCAACTTAGCAAGGGTTAAACCAGCAGATCCGTGAGCAATTTTCTGCCCTGCTGGAAGTGCTACGTTAGACCCGTCACCATCGACAGCGTTACCAGTGGCAGCAGCAATGATTAAATCATCGAATGCGCGAGCCATTGAGTTTGCGCCAGACTTGGCATAGTGGGACTCAGGGCTAATCAACATACGAACTTTATCTTCGTCATCGATCAAATCGGCCCAATGGTAATCAGTCATCGTTGCGACCCTACGCGAGTGTGGAACTTCCAACACAGGTGTAGTGGTGTGACGACTAGACTTAACGATAGCGGCAGACACACCCAATCGGTCAAAGTTAAACTTCTCGCCTGTTACTGACTGCTCGTTTACTGATGCGCGTAGGCGTGAACCTTTCTGTTGCGCTAAATGTATAAGGTTGTCCTGGAACTGTTGGACAAACGCTTTTGCGATTGTATTAGCCATTATATTCATCTCCGAAATTGGCAAATTGAAATTGGCGTTTTGAGCTACCCTTTCGGACT